TTATTCCCAATATCGCTCATTATTCTTGGAATATTGGAGGAGACCTACAAGTTAGTGGTACAAACGAATTGATGCGTCTCACTGGTGCGGGCGATCTAGGACTCGGGTGCATTCCTGCCGCGAAGCTCCATGTCAGGGGTACTGGACTTGGAATATATGGCGGACTGCTGATCGATAATATCGAGGCTGAAGGAGAATGGGGAATCGCCACCGGCCATGATAACAAGCTATATTTAATGGCGCCAGGAGGAGCTCAGATTGTATTCGACCCAGTCACTGGTGACGTGACTGGACTACCTATTGTCAATTCCCATATAGCCAGTTCAAGTAATCCACATAATACTACATATGGGCAAGTAGGGGCAGCACCTGCTGCTCAAGGTGTAACGAATGGCGATTCTCACGATCACTCAGGTGGAGATGGGGCACAGATAGCCTACTCTAGCTTGAGCGGTAAACCAACCAGAAGATTTACAGTGCCCTTCACGGTCGGTGACGGCTATTCGGTATTACCAACGGACAGTGTATTCCATTCAACCGAAATCGAAATCCCAGTCGCTTGCACAATCATCGCGGCTCGGATACATGAACGCACTGATACTACTGGCAATATTCTTTGTCAATTATATAGACGTACCTACTCGGGCAGTTGGGAGTTACTTGACGAGTATCAGATCAGCAGCGGGAACAAGTATGAAGAAACTGGATTATCGATATCGGTTAATGCAGGTGATTGGCTCACCGTTGCCGTTGTATCCGTGGCGACAATGACGCAAATCACTTGTAGCCTGACCTGCGAGGCAGTATGAGTACCACTACAATACGGCCGATCTATAATACATCAGGTGGCTTAACCACTAAGGACTATGTGACACTATCTGATAATAGTGATGCGACCTACCTAGAAACCGTGTTTGGCGGTGAAGTTCCATGGCTGTATAAAACATCAGTTCCACGCATAACAGGCGCAATTTCCGCAGTAACAGCATATGTACGCTTGAAGACCGAACTCATGAATAAGCTAGTAAAACCCGCTATCAGCACTCACGGTACATCGTATTTAGGAACCCAACAATTAACAGGAACAAGTTTTGCTACTTATTATCATACCTGGACAACTAATCCTTATACAGGTGTAGCATGGACTATTCAAGAAACCGCAGATCTATCAGTTGGATTTTGGCTCAATATAGGTACATCATCTCTCGGATACATAGCTGATGCATGGATAGTGATTACCCATACAGACGGACCTATTGCTCGTGATCAATATATTTATCCAGTAAGCAACAATTCTGTAACTCTGACACCAAATACAGGAAGCAACTATGACTGCGTGAATGATGACCAAGCAGCTCCCGATGACGATAGTAGCTACGTGCGACCTAATACCACAAGCTATCAAATTGACTTGTACAACTTGGGAAGCCCACCGTTACCGTATACTGAAATATTTTGGGTACGAGTTGTGACTAGGTCGGCAGGAGTAACCACAGGAGCGATATTGAATGCCATACCTGTATTAAGCACTCACTCGACAACGTATTATCCAAGACCAGAAGAAAGTCTCGCTAACGTGACCTCGTATTCGAATTATGAAATCGTGTATGGGTATAATCCGTATACTGGATCGAAATGGACTGATGCAGAAGTCACAGATCTGATCGCAGGGGTGCGGATGTATAGTTCCGCTTCAGGGTATTGGCCAAAATGTACCCAGGTTTTTGTCGAGGTTTACGGTCTACCTAAGTCAATGTCACGAGCGCCCCAGATTATCGGCCTCATGTGGTGATTAAAAATATACATCTGGTAATATATGCATGTCTGATTCACTTGATATAATATATGATAATCTTGGCATGGATCTTGAAAATGCAATACGCACTAAAATTCTTAGTGGTGTTCCTCCGCCAAATGCTCCAAGTACTATACACGCAAAAGGATCTTCACATACTTTAATTGATACTGGTACACTGCTTGATACTGTCAGTCATACTGTAGAAATTAATCCAGAGTTAATTAAGATTACTGCTGGTATATTAGATGAAGGAGAAATAGCGGAAATCGCATGTTACAACGAGTACGGCACTTTGCATATTCCAGAACGATCGTTTATACGGTCAACCTTCGATGAGATTTTTGATAGTCAAATAATGGAGAAGTTTTCAGATGAAATGTTGGAATTTTCTAAAGTAAAATTAGGAAAATAATTAAATAAATATATTTTTATGATTAGAATATCAAATATAAAGGAATTAATAAAATGAATTTTATAAATGGTGATAAATAATGGTGGCAACAGTGGTTGTGAAGGAGTATAATGGCGTAGCACCTGGAACCGCTACTACCATCACTCAAGGCAGATATTGTACAATGGATTCATATAATCCTGGACTCAGCAATCCTTGCGTTGTACCGACATCTGGACTGAATTATTCATACTGGAAACATCATAATATTGCATTCAGTGGTGATTTTACTCAAATTAGTAACATCCGTTGGTATACGTCTGGTACTATAGCATCGTCTTGGGCACTCGGAACAGACGGATATCTTGCTGTAGGGATAAAGAGTACTGGCGACAATGGATGTCCAATTGCATCTTACGTACAAGCTACTGGCACTCAAGGTACTACCGGTAACTTCATGGATGATGTAACCAACGGTCATACATACTTTAAATCAGGTAGCTCCAATTATGCTGCTCCTAACGATGCTGATGATTATACGTCGGTTGCCACATTACTAATTGATAGTACTACATATACTTCTGCTGGAGCTTCAAAGTGTGTTACCACACAGGTAGTTATTGATACGGATGCTACGCAAGGAGATAAGGCATCGGAAACTTTGACTTTCAGATATGACGAGATATAAATATTAATAAAGTTATAAAAATAAGAAACTTAACTAATATACGAATTATTAACAATAAAAAACACTAAAAAGTTAAGTTTCTAATCAAATTTTTAACTTTAAAAAATTGTTATAACAAAACATAATTTTAGTACAATATATACTATCCAAAAGCTTTATATACTAGTTAATTGTACTAGTTATTATGTCAAAACCGAATAAGTTCTGTCAAGACAAAGAATGGCTATATGATCAATATATAACTCAAGGTAAATCAACAGGACAAATTGCTAATGAAATTAATTGCGGATCCTCAGCAGTTCAACGTTGGTTACGGTATCATGAAATTCCGATCCGAGATTGTTCTACTAGTAAAATGAAGCCATCATCTCAACTTCTTGCCAACGAAGAATGGCTGCGTAATGAATATCTTGTTCAAATGAAGTCTGCTACTAAAATCGGAGAAGAACTCAATTGTCAACAAGAAACTGTATCTAATTATCTACATAAATATAATATTTTAATACGAACTCAGTCTGAAGAAATTAGCGGAGAAAGGCATCCATTATATGGTAAACATCATACTAACGAAACCAAGAAATTACTTTCTGAAAAATTTACTGGAAAAGAAAGTCCCTTAACAGAAGAACAACGCAAAGAATTCTCAGAACGATTTTCTGGATCGGGTAATCCTCGTTTTGGCGTTAAATTGAGTAAAGAACAAATATACCAACAAAAATGTTCGTTAGCAAAATTTTATAATGACAATGATAATTATGTTAAACAAAAGGAACGTATCTTAAGAGGAGAAGATCATCCTAACTGGAAAGGCGGAATAAGCTTTGAACCGTATTGCCCTAAGTTTAATAATGATTTAAAAGAAAGAGTTAGAGCATTTTTTGATTATACTTGTATAACTTGCGGAAAAAGTACTGAAGAAAATAATGGGCAATTAGCTGTGCATCACGTCGAATACGACAAACAAGCTTGTTGTCACGGGAAGCCAATTCATTTTGCTGCTATGTGCCATAGATGTCATAGTATAACGAACTTTCATCGAGACGAATGGGAAATCATGCTCCATCGCATAATAGATGAAATCTACGATGGACGTTCCTATTATACAAAAGAAGAATATGAAAACCTAAAAAAGAAACCAATAAAATTAAGGAAAGTGAAAGATAATTATGTCAATAAATAATAAAGGTCAAATAATAGCATTATCACCAGGAGATACGCTTGTACAAATAATACCGGACTTCGAAAACTCTGATAGAAATTCTACTAGAGTCTTTTTACCTGACCTCGAATCCGGTTACATAATACCAATGAAATTATGTCTTATTGATGAATACCAAGAACAAATACAGTCTGAAAATTGCAAAGGACGTTATCCAATATTTTGTGGCGTGTTAGAATTAGCAACACTATTTTTCAATGAAAAAATTCGTAGAGACGTTCTCGACGAACTTTATCGCGATGGAGTAACATTTAGTTTATATATCAGGCAACGTTCAACTTCCAACGACAACGATCAAATTGGTCCGAAAATAATTAAGACTTACCATGATTGCTATTTTTATAGGCAAGAATTAGCAGTCCCTGAAGTTGGTTTAGTAAATAATTTCCGATACCACTTCACAAATAGCGAAGAACCTTGGGAAATCTCACTAGATCGTATCAATGAATTGCGACCACCGAACCAATACATATACGATTACGCTGTAAGCAAGGCAATCAAGAATTTGCAATATCCAATTAATGACGTATGTAAAGCACTCAATAATATTAGCGAACAAAAAGTCATAACAGCTAGTGAATACATAAAACTAGTCAATTCAAACCAGGTATAAGTCATGTCTGCTGTAATCGAATATCAATGGATTAAGGTTTATACCGATCAAAATGACAATGAAAAATTTATTCCACAGTTTCGATCAGATGGTACTCAACAATTTTGGCATGATAGTGATAATATAAAAATAAAGAAATTAATTATTGCTCCACTTAGTCCGCAACTTGCCGAAAACATGCAAAAGAAATTAATACCCGGTAGTGCAGTTCCATTACCGACGTATAATTTTTTTCTAAACGAAAATGATTCCGTAAAAGCATATTGGGATAATGCTATTGATATCACATCGCATTTCCATTGCACAACCTGCAACGCCAATTGGAAACATACTGATTCCTCTAAGTGGGCTAAATGTCCGCTATGTGGAGAAATGGACGTATGGTATTGTAAAAATTGTGGAAAAACTAATATAGATAACACTCTTGTTCATCGAAATAATCGAGGAGAAGTAAATTGTCCTTACTGCCCGGAACCATATGGCCTTAATAGAATACGGCGGTTGGAACGTATTCAAGATATTATAGAGAATACCGATTATGTAATTGAGGTAGAAAATCGTTATAAAATTTTGATACGAAGAAATACCGTAGATGTATTTTCTATCTAATATTTTTAAGGAGGTATAGTATGTTATCTATTTTTATTAATATGTTTTTAAGCATAACGGAGTAACTTATGATAATCGGCGAACATCCAGTTGGCAGTCCTCCTGGTATAGGAGATTCATATCTGAGTCAATCTATATCTTACTATATAGATGAAATAACTACATTTACCGGCGTAGAACCGATCGAGGGAGGATTTCGTTATTCACTAAATAGATTATCTGGTATATATTTATTACAAACTATCGGAAATAATTATGAAGCAGTTATAGCAATTGGTAAACTAGATGTTCCGTCGTTGTATTCTATGGCAACCGGGATACTAAATCCGATTATACACTATTCTTTTGATTGTTCGATACGACCGTCATACGAATCAACTATACCATCGACTAGTGTCATTGATGCACTTGTATGGTCATATGCTGATATGTTTGATGCAATTTGGCGGCAAATGGAAACCATGTCAAATGCCCTCAAACTAGAGTATGCATTAGGATCAGATCTAGATGATGCATGGGGACAAATTTTCGATCTTCCTCGTATAGTTAACGAAGATGATACTAGCTATCGAGATAGACTAAAAACTCGTACAATTATTTTAAATGGATCTGGTACGAAATTAAACTGTGAAATCATTATTAATAGTATTATTGGATCTGAATCAGCCACGTTAACTACAAGGTATCCTGCTAGTGTTGATATAACATTTTCTACAGAAGATGCGATACGGATAGCTAAGGAAAAAGCATCTACTCTTGCAATATTGTTACCACAAATGCTAGCTCATGGAGTTTCATACAATTTATTTTTACCATTACTAGATTATTATACCACTGCCTTAATGAAAGGTACTAATGAAATTTATTATGACTCCAGATTTGCTATAGGATATTTTGATTTAGAATTTACGTATGGAATGCAAAATGCTTTATTCTATCAATATGAATTTCTATATGATATGAAAGTATTGTCGAAAAAGGCAAAGAACAAAACATATCGTGCAGATATTTTATCAAAGAAACAAGATACAACTATCACATATTTACAAGATTTACTGGTTAAAAATACGGAATATAACCCAGTTGATTTATTTATTACAATGCGAAAAAATAGTGTATTGCATCCATTCATAGTGGATCAATACGTATTGAAGTACAATATTGAAAAGCAATATGCAACGGATAGTGTAGCCTTGAAAAGTGTGCCACGTAGATACGAATTCAGCTTGGTCTTGGTGTAAAAATGATACCAGTAAATCTAGTTAAAATTGACGGTTACAACGGATTTTTAGGCACGTTTGATAACGAAAACTGGTGGAAAACCAAACCATTACCAGGAAATATTGACATTGTAACAGATGCTGTCTGGATTTACGGTCAATATCATATTTGTTCTGCTAATATGTCTGATGGCACATTTTCAATTTACCGAAGTAATGATAATGGATATACATGGGTTCAAGTACTGAATACAACTGAACGTATTAACGGCATTTTTAAACCCGATTATGGTATTGCGTTAGCCGCTACATCAGATGGCTGGTGGCGATCTATTAATTCTGGTAAGACGTGGACTAAGGTAACAAGCACTGCTCCAAATTGTTTTTGCTGTAAAGAACTTACTAAAGATGTCTTAATCGCATTAAGTCAAAATAACATATGGAGATCAACGAATGGTGGTCAATCGTGGGTATCAACAAAGACTTCTGCAGAAAACATAGTTTATTCAGCTGTCGCAGGTACATACTATGACTGTCTTGTTGGTATCGGGAAAACAATGTGGTATTCTGATGATGGTGGTCAAACTTGGTTAGATATTACTAATTTCATGGCAGTTGGCTGGCCAACTAGTTCCGAGTACGTGACAATAACTGATATCGAATTAACATCTATCACCGGTAGTTATACTAATTATGCGAATCAACTGTATATTAATTTACCTACTTGGGTAATACAAGTTGAGCTAACGAATGGCTATCTCATGCATTACTATTCTATGAGGACACCTGCATATACAGCAACGGAACATATATTACCACATATGATAAAGCATGAAGCAAAATTTTTAGCCAAAAAAAGTATTAATAACTCGTTGGTGTCAACGGAATCTTTGCATACAGGCACATCTGATATTGATAGAGTTGTAATTTTCGTTGGAACAAATAAATATAATTTACCAATGATAAAAATGTCAGAAGATGCTGGTAAAACATGGTCAGAAATTGATACGTCATCTGCAACAATTTATAACGGGCCAGATATGACACAAATATCGTCTAGCAATATGTTTACGGATGATATTTATTTTTCTGCTAAATGGATACATACAGATTTTTGTCATAATGCGTTTGTTACGTACGATACGTGGTTCGAACGAAACCAGAGTTTAGATACTGATTTATTAATAAAATTATCTATTCCGTGCGATAAAACATATTTATTTGATATATGCAATAAAATACGGATTGATACTCATTATGGAACAGATATATTGAACAAGACGGCAAATATTGTCCAAACTATATTTGATATACTAAATAAAAAGGATATTACTCGCAACTATATAACTAGCGGAGCTTTCCAGGTTACTTACGATATATATATTCAACCAGATGTTATACTGGCAGCTAGATTAACATGTGATTATACTCCAGATATAGCTATATTGAAAACTGTACTAAAGGAATATTTCCCACGATGTTATATATCAGATAGTGAACCAAAAACATACGGAATGGGACTCAACATCATTGATAATCATACTGAAGAAGTAATGAATCTTATTGAGCGATATACTCCACAGGCTCCTGACATAAGATATCCAAATATTCCGTATAACGTCTGGGACAGTCGCAAGGAAGGAGTGACACTATAATGCTTTCCATAACGCAAAGAGCCAGACTTCTAGAAGTAATTCCGACAGATTTAGCTGATCTAACCGTCAAACTGCTTAGAAAAGATAGACTTGGAAATGACGACTACGTATTCCCAAGTATGCGTATTAATATTATTTCCCAAGGAATACGAGTTAGGCCAAATACTTGGGCACCTATCCGAAAGAATTATGATGGTTATCAAGGCGATGTCATTCAATATCTAGGACAACACCAACAAGCAACTATAAGTATTACATTGCTTGCTGAAAGTGTGACTGCGGGAACCGATCAAACGACGCCAGAAACACTAGACCAAATGGTTTATGATCTTCAAAAAGAAATTGAAATCTATCGTTTGGGATTATATTGGCCTACGGATTACATGAAGGTCGTACCCGGATCAGGAAAAGTAACGTATTTGCCGCCATTCCAAGCAAAGGCGTCCGATGAACACTGGATTTATCCCGCCGTATTTGACTTCCGCGTAGAATACGAATTTAACGTGCTCGATGAGACACCGAATATCCATGCAATTGATTATGAGTGGTCGCTTTCTGATCTAGCAGAAAACAAATATATTAATCTTGTGAACGCGCATCCACCTTGGTACAGTATGGACGTCTGTTTGCGAGGTTGGTACCGTTCTGTAGAAATGGATATGTTATTATTGGATTTAAATTACGGTAAATCGTACGGTATGGATATTATACTAATATCAGAATAATCTTATTTATCCGTTAGGTAATGAATTGTTACTGCTCCTCCTATATATATTGAAATTATTCCTAGTACAAGGGCAATTATTCCCTCGTTGAAAACCTGTGTTATACAATATATTCCAAAAAGTAGTACAAATATAGATGGCGATGCAAATAGCCATCTTATTGGATTTAATGTTACCATGGCTACATAACTATTTTTCTAGTATAAAAAGGTTTTGGTTACGATTGTATTGTTTCGTAATCACCTAATTCTAATTTAACTTACACTAATATATACTTTTGGTCATGCAACCTGTAACGTAAAATTGCAAAATCCATATTTATTTGATTATATTATAATAACTAATTTTGAAGGTCTTATTAATGAAAAGTTTACTGCTTGAAAAGGAAGAAGAAAAAATTCCTATGAAAATGAGTATCTATAATGCGTTTAGGTCTGGCAAGATTACCAAGAAAGCATACAATGACTTCCTAAACGTAGGATATTCTAAGAATCAACTTATAGATATTTAAATAACTATATAAAGTTTTTTGTCAACGAGTGATGATAAAATGAAAATAAAAATCGTTATTACAAAAGGTGATCAACCGTGGTAGAGTACGGTAACCCCAGTCAATTTGTTCGCCTGATCATTAAACTTGAGACAGTCGGACCTGTACCGGTAATAGTAGGTAAAGGCGTTGTTCTCGTAGTTGGCCGATCAGTTAGAGGTCCAGTAGATGAAGCTGTCGCTATGACATCATCTGCGTATGCTAAAAATTATTTCTATTCTGGTGGCCTGAAAGATGCAGTTGAATTAATTTTTGCGCAAGGTGCTCCAGTAGTATATGCAGTACGAGTGTTAGGACTTAATCATGATACGGCTACAGTTACTTTAGATGACGGTCTTGCTGTACCAAACGACGTTGTTACTCTAGATGCAAATTCTCCAGGTATTTGGGGTAACCAGATTACCGTGAAAGTATTGCAAGGATCTTATAAAGCCACGGAAACTACGCCATATGGAATACCTGGTGAAGCGACTGTAGGACCATATTATACTAGTTACTGTAACATCTATCAATCTAGTGCAAACTGGGTAAAGGTTGCAGGAACAGCAGTAGACATCGTATATACTTCTCCTCCTGATCCAGACGAAGTTTACGTGGATACTACAAATGGTTCATTAACGTTTGGCGCAGCTATACCAGTGACTTCTCTAATTACCTACAGTCTAAAGTATTACACTGTAAAAATTATTGTAAGCGACAACGAAACCACATATACGTACGACAATATTTCAAGCCTAGTTAAATTGGTAGCCCGCCTCAATGCAACTGGATTTGTAACTGCTACAGCCACTGCAGGTGAAACACATCTACCATATATTGATTCTGACACTACTTATGCGTTATCTGGTGGAGATGACGGCGACGCGATAACAACTGATGATTGGAGAACTGCATTGGATATCGGCGGAGAAGCCGCTGCAGAACTTGTCGGTGCTCCACAATGCGCTTGCATAACGGAATACGAAGTCGAAGAAGGTACCCACGACTTAATACCTGAACTGGATGCCTGGTCAATGGAGATGGCGAATGATTTCCATCCATGTCAATGCTTCGTGAACGTTGCTCCAAATCTGACCGCAGAACAAGTACTTGACATTGCAGCCGGCTATAGCAATAGGTTACTCACGATCGTAGCTAACGGTTGGGATAATTCTGCTGATTTGCAAAATATTGCTTGTGCTCGTGCTGGTAAAGAAGCAGCGGTTGCTATCGGAGAAAGTGCTGCACTGCCAAGAAATGCGATGAACGGTCTAAATGGTTTACTAACCACCTTCGATCAAACTGACGTAGACCACGTAACTCAAGATACTGATGCTCGTGCAGATGCAATCATTAAGTCTCGTGGCATACGGCCATATGTAGGAATTACTACCGATCAGACTTGGCAGTTCTTAAGGACCGTCGACAATAGAACCATTAACTGGGTCATTGTTTGCAGCAACGAAATCGCTAAACAATTCTTCCATGAGAAACGTACAACTTCTGTAATGGCTGCAATGAAAGCTTCTATTGCATCCGTGCTAAATGACTTACTTCGTGATGAAAATATTCGTGCATACACACTTGATGTTTATCCTCACGAAACCGATACCGGTAAAGTAATAGTCAAAATCAGTATGGAAAATATTGGTCACATAGAACGCATTGACGAAACAATTGCAGTAGGAATTCTAAATGATAATGATACTGGAGTTGTTACATCAGTTAGTGATACTGAATCAGTATAAACTAACTAATTTTTAGGAGATTAATTATATGAGTGATTATACAATTGTAGCAGAAGATCCAGGAGATATAGTAGTAACCTTTACATCAACTGCAGATGGTGTTCCGCATGCCATTCCATTGAAATCCATTTCAGTCCAAAAAACAGTAGATGTTACACCAGAATTTGGTACTGGTTGGCACGGAAAATATGCATTAACACAAGGCAAGGTAGACTATAAAGGTGACTTCGAGATTGGAACTTGGTGGGTATCAGACGCAGAAAATCCAGAAAAATGGATGGACTTAATCAAAAATGAACTCACTTGGAGTGGTGTACAGGGTCTTAGTAGAGAATTCATGATTACTATAGCAGATACTGGTTATGCGTATGACAGATCATTATCAACTATAGGTGGCAATACTGCACCTACTACTGTTTCTGGTGCAACAATCGTAACATTTAAGAGATGTCTACTAACAGGCGATTCTCTTAGCGTTGGAAACGTTGGTTCAACGGCATCAACAAAATATAGCTTTACATGTATGGAACGTGATCCTGCTTAAATTTCTTTCCATACAGTTTATTTTTATTAATTATAAGATTTATATTATATTATACGTAAAGTAAAGTTAGGAGTAAAAACATGATTTCAAAACAACTTATTTTAGAAGGTTCTAAATTTCGTAAGAACGTCCATCTGACCATATACGACGAAGATATCGAAGTGAGACCGCTTACCGAAGTCGAAATTGCAAAAGTCTTCAAGAAAGTGGAAGATGCTGGCTTTAGTACGACAGACCCAAAGCTTTCCGATAATTATATTTTACAAATTGAAGCCTGCAGGTACGGCATCGTTGATAAGTCCCTCCATGAAATTGCTAATCCAGAAGATCCTAAAGAAGAGCAAAAAGAAGTTTTCGAATGCATGGTCGGTAACTCCCTCATCGAGATTGGACGTGAAATTATTAATATATCAACTGTAGGCAGCACGGAGCTATCAGATTTTTTCAGACTCCAGAAGGACAACGTTTGCTCTGGATCCATTATTCAGGATACAGAATTAACGGCGGTACCATAAATAAGTTAACAAGACTCCAACTAGATGCCATTTGTAAGATGCAGGAGTTAATTGAGCTTGCTAAGTCTGGTAAATCTGAGAAACGTGTTCTTTCTCACCGAGAATTTGTCAACTCAATGAAAGGCAAATTACCTAAGGATTTCAAGTACGACAAATGCAGCGATGACGCCAAGAAACGTTGGCTTTCAATTGTAGGAAAGAAATAAAATTATTTTTTATTAATTAATATAAGAGAGGTGTAAAGTGTCCGATTTTGCAAGATCAGTACAAATTTTGGTCGAAATTGCTGGTAATCCAGAAGCTAAACTGGATGAAATCAATAAAAAACTTGATACCCTGTCTAATAAAAAAGTTGAAGTTTCTGGTGGATCACAAGTATCCTCCCATATGGAAAATTTATCTAATAGTACTAACAAGGCATCTAACTCTATTACGTCATTTGCTAGTAACCTTACAGGAAAAGCAACATCTGCTCTAGGTACTCTAAAGTCATCGTTATCTGATGTCCAAGGTAGCATCCAGAATATGGCTTCTGCTTTGGCTGGCATGACTATTGGCGGTGCAGTTTCCGGACTTGCCTGGAAACAAAGTTCTGAATACAAATTAATCGATGAACAAATTGAACGTGCTATAGCCAATAATAAAAAGTTAGGATTTAGTTATCAAGAATTACAAGATTTTTCTAAACAACAAGCGATAGCGGGTGAGGGAACCCGGCAAGACACTACCAAAGAGTTATATGCAACTGTAATGGCCGGACAAAAATATATGAAAGGTGATACTGGCCAAGAAAAGTTACAAAAAGCTGATGCTATTACAGACTTTTGGTTTTCCCAACAAGAATTAATGAAACAAGAAGGAATTAATAGTCCTGAATCATTAATTCGGAGAGTTACCAGGCAACCAGGAAAAATGGGAGAGTTATTCGGGGCTTCGTTACAAACGGCGATGGGTGCATCAGAAAAAGATATGGCTAGTGCAAAAACGCGCATGGCATTGATGATAAAAGCCGGTTCTGAAGTCAAAATGACCCAATCTGATCTTACTCCAGAAGATCGGAAAAAAGGCATTGTTCCAGAAATGGACAAACGCCCGTGGGAACAATTAGAGGTCAATATATCAAGACTCAAAAATGCAATTGGAGATAGTATTGCTGTTCCTATGATGAAGGCTACTAATATATTAGCCGGATTCGTAGAATTATTAGTAAAAATTCCATTCATTCCAACATTAATCGGATTAGCAGGAGCTGCACTCGCATTAGTTTCTGCATTGAGTTTAGTATCAACTGTGTTAGGTCCTGGTATAGCATTGTTCGTAAAATTAAACAATTATCTTAAATTAACCGCAGGATTAAAATGGCTACTTACTGGAGCAACTACTGCACAAGCTACGTCAGAAGAAATATTAGCTATTCAGATGGGTGCAGAAAATGCAATGCGAGAAACTCAGATTGTTACGGAAAATACTTCTTTTGCTTCTAGATTGCGATTAGTAGGAGTAACCGCCAAAGATACGCTAGTAAAATATGCGAATACAGCAGCTAATTATTTACATCTGAGTAGTATCGTAAGTATAATCGGTATGGAAAATATTTCGTTTGGATCAAAAATAAAATTAATTGGAGCTAAAGTATGGAGTACTCTCGCAACTTCAGCTGAAACTGCTGCAAATTTTCTTGGAATAACGTCTCTACTTGGGCTGACAGCAGCTAGCGGAGTTGCAACAGGTGGATTCACGTTACTCGGTATCGCAACCAATTTTGCAGCTGCTCCCTTATGGTTAATTATTGGAGCAGGTCTAGTCCTAGTTGGAGTTCTTGCTGCTATCGCATATAAAGCAGGTATATTAAGTCCACTCCTCAAGGGAATTTCGAATATAGACTTTGGAAAAACTTTTGGTAAAGTATTTTCCTTAGACTTCAAAGGAGCTTGGGGAGACATCAAGAAAGGCTTTTCTGATATTAAGTTCCCATCTCTAGCAGAAGCTCTAACCAACGTATTTGGCGGAAATTCGTTGATTTCCATTATGAATCGTGTATTCGGGATACCGTTATTTACAATAGCAAATTGGATAACCAAAATTCATGACTTACTGAAGCCTTTATTAAATATTATATCGGATTTGTGGAGTCTTATCAATCACGGTCTCAACTGGATACGAGATGGCTTAGGAATAACAAAACAACAAAAAGAAGCAAAAGTAAAAACTATCGCAGAAGAAGAAGGAGTTTATCAGACAAAAAGTGGAGCATGGGGTAAAATTCAAAAAGGCATGCAGAATGAACGCCCTACAGAAGATAGTCAAACCTTCCAATCATTTACACCGATAGAAGGTAGTAGATTAGCTACTGCTATTGAAAATGCTAATAAAGCTCCTAAAGGATTTTTCGAAGGCATTCCTGGAATAAATGATTTGACAAAAGCAATTAACGATTTAATTGCTCAACTCTCTGTAAAAGCAATTACTGCTAAAGCAACTACTACATTAACTAATTCTGTATCTAGTAATAGTGGGCTATTCGATACTTCTAGTATGACAGAAAAAGAAAGGAACAAAGAAACTTTCTGGGAAGCATCGATACGGGAAGGTAAAACACTACTTGGATTACCGAGTGCAGCATCTGGTGGATTTGTCCAAAAATCTGGTTTAGCTATAGTACATGAAAATGAACCCATAATACCCGCTGAAATTGCGTCGTCTTCTCGACTCCAAGAAATCTTAGGCAGTATTGCAACAGGAAAAAGTAATCCTAACATCCAACCCAATATTCAAATTAGTATGACATATAGTGCTCCTGCGTCTAATACTGGAATTTATCTTGATAAATTTTCTTTTGAGAGAGCAGTTAAAGAAATTATTGGTAAAGTTACAAGAACATATGGTGCGTACTAATATAGATTATTATATTATAATAAAGTAAGGAGAATAAAATACTATGGCAACAACCCCAGCATTCACCGTAAAAATAGGATCTTTTTCATTCAATGAAATTGCTGACCAAATCGATTCAGAAGGACGTTTTCCAAACGGGCAACCTAATCCTACTCAAATAACTTGGACAAAAGAAAATACTATTAAGGTACATGAAATACCATATCCAGCACACAAGACTTCAAGAACATCTAAACGTACCTTATGGAAACTTGACTTGCAATTTGTCGTTCTAACAAAAGAAAATTTACTTGATAAGTTAATTCCTTTGATTGATCAAGTTGGTCCATATTTTGTCGAGACAGCATTTAAATCTTGTAATATGTATATACAAAATTTTACTACAACTGCTGATGAAAGCCATGATGACTATCGACAAGTTTGTTCGATGAAACTCATAGAACAAAATGATTAATTTATGAGGTTCATATGACAGATTGGACAATGTCGGAATATATAGAACAGCATCCAGATTTAACTCCATTACAGATTGCTCAAGTATGGTATCCCGGAGCAGGAGATAGTGCATCTCGTTTAGTACAACAAATACAAGACTATAGAGATTCTTTGAGTAGTCCGGACGGAGCTAATGCTACTCTTAAGGCACAACTTAATGCAAATGGTTCTATGAATTTACCAGAAGAAAAAGATCCTATTGTATTAGATGAAGTTCCACCAATCGATCAAGAAGATCCTATATGGAAAAATATTGATAGTAGTGAAATCACTGGTATCTGGAATTATACAACAATCGGCGGAGAAGACGTATCCAATAATGTTATTTCCATGAATACAAGCCAAGTATGTGATGCCAACGAAGGCAACGAACAATCAACATGTACAATAGTTTTGAATAATAATTATCAAAAATATGGAAAGATATTAGCTGCTTACCGCTGGGTTCCGCGTCGTACAACTGTATGGTCAGCAGTTGCTTCTCGTATAAATGGAGAAATCTGGCCATACATGTTTTTTACTGGATTCATGTCAGATGCTAAATGGGATCATGAAACTGCTACAATAGAATTCTGCTGCAGTGGTGAAATTGCAGGTGCGTCTTATGATGATGATTCTTGGTCTCCTGAAGAAGGTTATCATCCTAAAATGCAAGATCTAGTAGACGCCATAAATGATGGTAATCAAGCATCCGGAGAATATAAAGGCATTGAACTAACGTTGCTAGACATGAGAACCAGTAAACAAGAATTAATCAAACAAGATTTTGCTCCGTCTGACATGTCTGGTGGGGAAAATTTACGTGCAATCGCCAATAGTAATAAAGGAAACTTCTATTATGTTTCAGACTTCGAAGGCGAGAACCACTACATTGCTATTTATGATGGCAAAACAAACACCGGTTACATGGAACTCAACGACTATATAATCAATCCTGGAGATGTATCAGTAATTCTTGGACATGCAAATATCGTAGATATGATTGCTGGAACAATCGCTAAAGAAAAAGAGAAAAAGCATGTTCCAAGTCCAGTTAAAAATGAAGTATTATCTCATAAAGAAAATGCTGACAGCATACAAAAATATGGACGCATACCAAATTTTCTTGTGCATGAACCGAACCTCGATGTATCTCAAGTAAATATAGCAAACGATATCATGGAAGAAAATTACGAACAATATATAGATAGAGATATAAAAATAACTATCGCAAATATTGTACCAAAATTACTTACAGTGGTATCATTCCAGATGCCAGACTTGCAATCAAACGAACTTACATGGATATTTGCAGGTGTTAGAAAAAAACAAGTTGAATATAGTTCTTCGGGTATAATATCACGTCTAGAATGTCAACGACTTACTGATGACGAAAAGAAAGAAATGGAAGCGCAACTAAAAGGTGTAACACTATTATTAGAATCTGAATTATTTGGAGAAGATAGATATACTTATTATTGGCGAGATGGTAAATGGGATCTTTGGGTTACGCGAGGTAATGGTGTTGGTAATGTAGAACATGTTGATAATCCTCCACAAGACGTTATTGATTGGTTTAAGGATCGTTTGAAAGCAATTGAAGATAATAATGATATAAATGATCCGAATTGGCGAACATTGAGTTATAATGGCTAGGATAATATACTTATGTCAAACAACACATTATATACATTTTGTGGAATAGATTATACTGATACTATATATATATATCGGTACGATAAAAATGGTAGCATATATAGAGCCTTAATTACAGACGATCATTATACCCGTATTGATCCAGCATTAGTTCCTCGGAATATTTGGGTTAATTTTGCAATAGCCGCTAAAGCCAAATGGTCTGAATATGAAACCATCGCAAAGGAACCGGTAGCATGGAGCTTGCCAGAAAATAATGCTGATACAGGAATAACATTCGAAGAATTTAAAGCACTTGTATTACAGGTTTGTCCAGGATCTTTTTATGATGATAAAGATAATCAATTCAAAATTATTATGAAATCTCCTTCTGGAAATAGGACTATGCTTTTGCCACGAACAACCCTGCGTCACATTGCATCTCATAATCGATATTTTGAAGATGCTCCTTGGAAGTAATCATGCCAACTAATCCGATGACATCTATTGCCAATAGTGTTCAACGTTGGCAACAAAGATTATTCAAGGTAGAATATTGTACGATAGTTCGTTTCAATAAGTTAGGTCAGTCAGGTATACAATGTCATAGTCCAGATCATCCAGAATATTATAATACGGTTACATTAAAGGTTAGAAATTCGCAACAAGGCGTGGATCCATTTAGATTAGAGCGTCAATATGAAGTTGTTATCCAAGATTTCGTTGGCAACTGTTTCGGACATCCGTGGACACCACGTGTCGGCGATCTCGTAATGGTCTTATTCCTATATAACTGTACGCCAATTATTTTAGGACCAGTCAACACTACGTATCAGGCACCACCGATGAGAGGACCTACTTGCGCCGATGCAATGTACGACGAAGTCTGGAAATGGTGTCAGTGGTTAGCACCTGTTCAAGACGACAACCACGATTATTATAACCACCCAAAAGGCAAGAAACCAATTTGCAAGAAAATATTTCATGGTCCAGTAACTGGTTCAACTGGAAAAGGTCGTGACGTTATCCAGTGTTGGGATTGCGCGATGGGTGATAATGATCCTACGTGTGCCCTATGCGAAACCATTGATTCGGTTGGTCGTGATACTGCAGATTTAATCGGTGGAGGTCGTACAGGAGAACAATGGTTCAAGCAATATTCTAGCCATACTGAATCAGAAGAAGCTTATAATAATCGGGCCGAGTGGCATTCTAGGTGTGGTTCATACCTTCGTTTTGAATCAAATGATGAAAATACCGCCGGACAACCATCCGTAGAGTATTCAGAAGAAATTGGTCATATCCGTTTGGGAAATGCACTAACTGAAAGTGACAAGCGGTTTCATTTCAATGTCCAAGGAGACCGATACGGTATCAACGGTGCAGGAACATTTGACTTGCACACAGACCACGAAGCCGTGCAACTCTGTAATGAAACGCAGGGAGTCAGAATTGCTGCAACCCGTACTGCTGATACGCAAGTGACGTGGGCCTACGAATTAATGAATTTTCCGACAACTTCATTTATTCGTTGCTACAAGACCGGTATAATAGAAATATCGACAAATAACGGAAATTCTGTTATAACCCTCGATGGAACGTCAAATAAAATTATAATCAATGGTACTGATAACGTAGAAATCATAGCCGATACCGAAGTTACTTGTACAACACCAATTTTGCATACTACTTCTGATTGCCATGTAGATGGCAACATGACTATTTCGGGTACGTGTACACATGGAACGTGTTCCTGTAGTGGATCTGCTATCACTAAGTTAGACAGTACTACCGGATCTGCTTTAATCAAAACACCATCTGATGAATGGACAACAATTAGCGACACCACACCAGTCACATCTATATCATGTTATTCGTCTACAAAAATGTGTGGATGTGATGGCACTGGTAAAGTATTCACCTGTAATGGTAGTGCTTGGACAGAATTATCTTCATCGCCTTCTATGACATCAAGTTGTTGCGGCTGTAATGGCAATTATTATGCTATAGATTCGTCTGGTAACGCATATTACTGGGATACTATAACTTCTGCATGGGTTCAAATAAGTTAGGATAATTATGACAACATTTAAAAAATTAGCAATACAAGATGATACTCATCGATATGCTATTGCATCCGACGACACATTATATATGCACAATGGAAGTTCTTGGAGTCAAAAAAGTACTACAGGATTATTAGATATTGACGTAGATAAGAACGGCATCCTCTATGGAATCAAATTATCTGACAGCACGCTAATTAAGTGGTCCGGAACAACTTGGGGGAGTTCATTAGGAGCCCAGACACTAAAATCTATTGCAGTTAAAGCTAATAATTTAGTATATGGAATCGGGGCCGACGATACAACGTACTATTGGAATGGGGCGTATTGGATACAAGTTAGTGCAGATACAGTAAGTAGTTTGGCAATTTCAAAGATATAGGTAATAACTATGACATACAATAATTATGACCTTAAGACCAATATGGATATATCAACAGGGCATTGCAGATGTCATACTGCGCTCGATATTTGTTTAGATCCTACAGGTGATATTTCTCTTATAACTGGCCAGGAAGAAATTAACCAGAGATTCTTTTTATATTTGGCAATTCCTAAAGGGGAATTTTACCTACCGGATGTAGGTTGCTACGCATACGATTTTTTACACGAAAAAGTTACATCTAATAACTTGCGACGCATGGAACAAGACCTATTAGCCGACATGGAATATCAATTTCCTGAGCTAGCAATACAATCCGTCACTTGTCAAAAAGATCTGTCAGATCCGTTCCAGGTACGTATTATGTTACGGCTTTCTAATGAAGAATTAATATATTTATACTCGCAAGAAGAATTAATGACGTTAGTTTCATTACTGAGTAATATTGTAGAATCTAGTTATTAAAATATTTTAGGAGTTTATTATGTATATACCAACAGTGGAGGAAATAGCGGAGGATCTTAAAGAAGGCATAATTACGCGGCATCCAAAAATTAGGAATTTTTCAGATGGGAGTATGCTTTCTATTTTAAATTATATTATTGCGATTCAAGCAAATTTGATGTACCAGAGAATTTCGGCGGAAGTGCGTAATATTTCCATACTTACCGCAGAAGGTGAATACCTTGATGCCCTTGTCATAGATCGGTTGCCTGAAGGCCGACAAGACGGAGCCCAAGCCACTGGCCATATTACCTTTTTATGTACTGACAATGCTACTGCAGAAATTACAATACCACTAGGAACAAAAGCTATTGCAATTGGATCAGATGGAACTCGCATATACTTCGAAACAACGGAAACAGGATCAATTGGAGTTGGAGAAAATTCAGTTGTCCTAGATTCGCGAGCCATTGAATCAGGTACTTCTGGCAACGTAGCAGAATATGGAATTACACAGCTTGCTTATTATAATGCGGATATAGATCGAGTGGAAAATACCGCAGCATTTTCAGGTGGCACAGATCAAGAAGAAGACGATGATCTCCGCAACCGGTATTATTATGCTGTTCTCGCAACAGGAACTGCAACCTCACTAGTAATCGCAGAACATCTTACCGATCTCGAAGACGTTAGCGAAGCTCATGTATTTTCTCGTAGCAATGGGGACATTGAAGTAATAGTAGATTATAGTGGAGGAACCGGAACCGATAGTACAGACATTAATGATGTACTTGAAGAAAATATAGCTGCTGGTATTGTATCTCGCGGAAAATTAGGAGCTACTATCATAGAAGGTGTTGTAACTAATCATTTAACAGATTCGGCTGGCGGTAAGATATTTGTCCGCGCAACCTCACATGCATTAGCTGGTGACAGTTTCACACTCAACTATTATGATGATCTAGATAGAATACGGCTTGCTACCGTAACAATACCAGTTAATACCGTAATTGGCGATACAATTGAAGCTACGTTGCTTTCGAGTACGGACAGAGCTGTCTATATTGATGAAATTTTCTATTCAGGTTCAAATTCCTACGATATTTTAATCGGAATGGGCGACTATCCATATTTGTATGGATTGCCGAGACCAGTTCCAGTAAATGTTGCAATTACAATTACGCAAACAACTACGGCTCCGAGTACATTAGCAACAGACGTACAGTCATCAATAGAAGATTTCCTTGATGATTTTGCTATCGGTGAAGATTTAGAGTGGTCTGACTTATTTCTGAATATCTACATTGATTATGCTACGTCTGCTATGACCATTGGTATTGATAATATCGGATCTTGTGTAATTAACGGCGATGGCACGATTATTAGTGCTCCAGGAACTGTAATTAATATCGATGAAGACGAACGTATTGAAGCTGGTACAGTGACTGTTACGGTTGTATAATACTATTTTTTTAAAACTACTAACGGACGCCAACCAACTCGATATATAGTATTTTGCTATACTAGCCTATATAATTTTTCCTTATATCATCTATTTTTCTACCCTATTACTATATATTCGTTATTAAGCTCTTTATTATTACTATATTATTACTATATTACCTACTCTATACTATAAAGAAAAAGTATATAATATATAAGTAAAGAGAGAGAAATTTTTAATAACCAAAACGTTTAAATACGAAGTTAACCGTATTTAGAGTGCCCAACACCAAACTAGGAAGGAAGACAAATAACATCTATTTGTTTTCTTTCTTAATAGTTACAAAAATGGGCAGACATGTTAGATGCTCCTTTCGCAGACGATTATACCGTCTTGTACTAGATGCCGCTCAGGTTTCCTGAGAAGCCTGACCAAATAGTTTAAATATGAATACTAACAAACTATAACTCATGATAAAGAAACGTATTAATGTATATGGCTCTACAATATTAGCCACCATAACAAAAATATTGCAACCAAAAGGTTGGTTTACTAAACCAGGAAAAATAGAAAATATTCATGTCGAATGTAGTAATTGCGGCAGTCATACAAATTTGGATCAACTTATTCTTATAGTAGATTATGAAGAAGAGAACGACCAAAAGTATTAAATAGTTTCAGGTACTATATAGTACTTGGAGTGAAATACAATGCCCGAAAACGATGCAAGAACACCAAATGGATTACCGTGCTGGATCGCTGGACAAGAGTTAGCTGCTCTAATAAGAGAGCAAGCTAGAGGAAGCTATCAAGCTGGCGTAGCAAATCATTTAATTCAGTATGGCTACGTAATCGGCTATCGTGCAACTGGTAGCATGCTGAAAGGCAATGCCAGAAAATACAATGGTAAGTATGCTACCTCTGTCCGTAACCTCATGAATAGGATCGAGGAAAAGTTGCCTGGCACTCTATGCATTGAGAAAGGCCCGGTTGGTCCAAAAGGCGGCTTCGGGTATAGGCTGGTGATTTAATGTCCGTAGATGTCAAAATTCATATATTCGATGATAGAGTATTATCCATAAACGACTTAGAAATATTTTTTTCTTATACACTTGGATCAAAATATTTTGATCTATCTAAAGAGATAAGTCTCGAAGAAGATAACCGTATATGGCAAAAGATCGGTAACACTGAAAGTATTTGCATCGAAGAAGTAATGGATTCATTTAGTCCAAGAACCAAACAAATACTTGCACTAATTAACGAAGATTTACCTACAATAGATGATAACTTAGTAACAAAACTAAAAGAGCTTGATACCGACGTAGGAATTTGGGCAAGTAACTTCCATGGAAAGAAGTTATTTTGGGTATCTTGGTGAATTATGGACTGGCTTGAAAAGGAATCAAAACGCCGCCGTGAAATCGTAATGTCCTGGAGCATATGCCCAGGAGATTTTGTTAATTTATCTACTTGGTTCGGAGATGTTTGGGCAGAAGTAAAAGAATATTGCGGAACATTCCTAGTAATATACCGGCACAATGGTAAATATGTAACCGAAATGGTTGATATTAGCAATGTCCGTAAATTGTGCCGAAAAGAAAATATTAGTAAGATAAAAACGTGCCGGATCATAACATCCGAAAGAATTATTAAAGCAACTTATCCAATGGATCCTAATGCGTATTGTTTCCAAGGAGATGAACATATTGAGTTATTGTAAGTACATTATACCAAAACCTTTAAATACAACAATACTATACTTTTTAATAATACGTTTGCTTAGATAGTCAAAAATGGTTGGCAGCAAATGAAGAGTTTGCTCAAGTTCGAATCCTGATCTAAGCGTTTAGGTTGTATGTAACCAAAAGCTTTATATACGCCTAACATAACAAGTATAATAACGTTATGGTGCGATACCAAAAAATCGTGCACTCAAACGAATTATATGAATTATTAAACAAGTAAAAAAATAATCAAGGAGAATATAGAGTTATGAGTAATAGTGCATGGGATGAGAAAGTAACGGTAAAGGGCGTTGGACTAGCAGAAGGACAATACGAGGTTGAACTGAAAGACATCGTGCGCGAAGACATGGTTGTCCTGTTCAAGGAAGGACTTCGCTCCATTAAGGAAGTCTCCAACAAGGAGTATGCCGAACTAACCGCAGACCAGAAAGCAAAAGTCGATGCCCAAGTCGATGAATACTGGCCGGCCCGTAAAGAAGGCGACCAGCCTCGTATCAAAGCATCGTTCGTAGACCAGTACAGATTTGTATTCGTGGATCCGTCGTCTGGTAACGAAATGAGACAGGGCGCAACGTTCGCAATCCAGAATTATAATGCGGCTAAGCAGCCTATTAGTGGAGCTGGAAAGTCTCTTACTGACTTCATTACAAGAGCAACTGGTATTCCAGTAGCTGTAGGCGACGAATTCAAGCTCAGTGACTTCTTTAAGCCCGGCGACAAATACGTTCTCAACATTGTCAAGGTCAAGAACTTTAGCCAGATCGATCCAACCACGGTAATGAGAAAAGAGCTTGCTAAGCCAATTGTCCGTGGCAAAGAAGCTTTGTCCGAGAGAGCTAAAACAATGCTAGAGTACCTCAAGGCAAACCTCCAAGGCAAACCCAAGAGAGACATCGTAGACCTATATGGTACTGGACAGTTCGGAACCTACCAGGAGACTACCGCCGCGTGGCAAGAGATCATGAAGAACGTAAAGTACACAACTGACGGGAAAACCCTAGACTTCAGTGAGGCTTAAATAGCCTTACGTTTTATTATTTATTGAATAAATATAAGGAGGTATAGTAATGACTGATGTAGTAATCAATCTCACTGATAATAATATTGAGGATGCTAAGAATTTGTTGTGTCGTGAAGGCGAATCTGTATCTGACATGATATCAAGAATTATAAAGGCAGAAATTAAAAGCAAGAAATTGAGAAACGACCTAGGGAGGAAATAAATAATGATTATTGAAGTAGTTAATCCATTTTTTTATTACATTAGTATGATAGCATGTATACTATCAGTAATTCAATATGCATTAGATAGGATAGATAGATCAACAAATTGTTTTCTATTTGTTATAATAAATTTAATATTGTCAGTTATTAACATTTAATATTTTTTAACTATTTTTATAACACTCAAGGAGCACTATGTCAGAAACTACTACTAATAATAATCTAGAAATAACTATAGATGGCATTCCGGAAGGAGAAGTTCTTTATCCATTATTGACTTCTCTGTATGCGGAAACAAAGATCGGAAAAACGTTTTTTGGAGCTTCTTTTCCAAATGCTGTCGTTATCGATTTCCCGCCAGCAAAACTAAGTTTCGGTAAAGCAGAAATAGATATTTCAAGGAGTGTCGGCGAAGGCTTCAGAAGTCTATTTAATCCCATACGGAAACCAGACGGTAAGCTAAGTTTTGTGCCTAAGATCGTAGGCTTCGATTATCATAATCAATACTATTTCCCAAAAAGTTGGGAAGAGTTTCAGACTGCCCTAGAGAAAGCTAAGTTTTACGCCGAAGACGTCGCAATGGTACCTAATGCCGGAAAAGTTTGGGTCGTGCTCGATGATTCGTATAGATGGCGCGCTATGGAAATACTCCATTACATTCAAGTGAATAAGAGAAAGTGGCCATCACAACAGGAATTTGGATTAATTACGCAAGCAATGGCTTCTCAAATTACATGTATTCAAAATTTTGCTAACGTGCTTGTAATCCATAGAACGGTAAAAGACTTTGAGAGTGGGCAGAAAGTACCTCTCGTATACCCAACTTCGACTGATTTCAATAGCGATATTTCAATCGAGCTAATTCATAGAGATGGTTCTGATGGCAAACATCAGGTAGCTCTTATCCATAGTACAGGCCATGATTACCCCTGTATGAATGACCAATATCAAACAGAGGTAATTGATCCAACACCTGAAGATGTACTAGCTGCTGCAAAAATACCAAGACCGTTTTGGTAAGTGATCGTAATGATCTTCGAATTTCGTTGCCTGAAATGTAATCACGTTAATTCCTGGACAATAGATACCGTAAATATCTCCGAGTATAGTTGTCAGGAATGTCATACGCCAATTGGCTATTCTAATGGCAAAATGATAAAATTTTATGAACCGGTTGCAATAAATGATAATAAACGTTATCGAGTATACGAGGAACCATTACGGCAAGTATATGGATTTGGGCACGTAGAACCTACTCAATTTTATTATTCAACGACGAGTGGTACGTCAAGTACTGATGGCTATTGGTATCCGGCTGGACATACTTGGTGAATTCCTTGATTACCGTGGATACAAGGGAAAAATTTTCTAACCAAATAAAGGATATGCTAGTTACTTCGATAATCGGACCAGACGTACCAGAATTCACATTTAAATATTTACCACTAGCTGATTATCTTATTAAAAATAATGGGCATACTTTCTTAGTTGAGCGCAAGAGTATACAAGATTTTGTAGGGAGTTACCGTGACCTAAAGTTACGACTAGCAAAAATGCGTAAATTAGATTACGAAAGGACAGGTCTGCTATTGGAAGGTACTTACACTGTTAGTAATGGAATGATTTGGTTAAGGGAAGGAAATGAACTTAAAGCTAGAATGCCTTACAAAACTATGTCTAATTTTTTAACGCACCAACAAGAGTTAGGTACTCGTCTCTACCATACCATGAATCTTGAAGAAACCATCTGGCGGCTCATTTATATACATAATTATTTACCAAGACTCGACGAACCCACTCCGGTAATTAAGGCTGGTTCTCCGGTAGAATGGATTGCGGAATTGCCCGGTATTGGACCAAAGGCTTTATTAACTATGCAAAAAGAGTATGCTACGCCGCTAGAAGCCTTGCAAAATTTACCTAAGAAGGCAAAATCGCTTTTGGAGAGTTGGTAGAAATGACATCTGTTCCTTTAGGATTTTGGCCGGATAACTTATCATCTTTAGCTTGGGTAGGTATTTGCATTTCATTAGTAGGTGGATCATTATTAAATGAGTATAACGTATTTGATTGGTATTGGGCGATTATTACTACGAATATTATAATAACATGTTTAGGAATTTTTGTGCTAGATCAATTATTCTTAGTATCATTATCATTATTAATAAATACAATAACTGGAATATGGTAAGGTAAAATCATGACAAATGAAACATATAGCATTGAAGTCACGTCACCTTTATTAAGACCTGGTATAACTATTCGAACATTAGTTAGCAAACAATATATAGTAGAAGTTACCAGAGACTTATTAGATATTGTTAGAGATATTAATAGGTCAACGACTCCTGTGCAAATATTACGTCCGGAGATTATTGATAGACTCGTAGTTAATAGTAGTCAGAATAATTGTAGTCATAATACTTGCAGCGGACCGCACGACATAAATACATCTAGGTGAATTATTATGACAGTTCTTATCGGCAAACAAATTTTAGAACGTAACATCGTCAATGAACTTATCAGCGTGGAAAAGCAAGTCCAGCCTTGCGGAATTGATCTAACAGTTTCAAAAATCGAGATGTACAAAAGTGAAGGTGTAATCGACTTCGATAACAGCCAACGTAAGTTACCAAGGCTCGAAGAGTCCGGAACCTTTCAGGGAGCATGGCATCTTACACCGGGATCATATCTTATAACCCTAAATGAGATCGTATCTGTGCCAGCAAACTGTATGGGCATCGCTAGACCACGATCCAGTCTTCTCCGCATGGGAGCTACCATTTGCAGTTCGGTCTGGGACCCGGGCTATGTTGGAAAGTCTCAGTGTATGCTCGTTGTGCATAATCAACGAGGAATTGTAGTACATCCTAATGCAAAACTATTGCAAATCGTATTCCTAAAGTTGGACAAAGAGTCTGAGAAATTATATAGCGGAATTTATCAAGGAGAAAATTTGCCATGAAAACCGAACAAGAAATTAAAGACCGTATTAAATTGCTTGCCCAAAAAGATGATTTGCCATCTCTCATAGGTTCCCTTATGTTACTTTGGGTTCTTGATACTGATCCTGCAAAATTAGAATCGTATACGAGTCATATTGTAAATGGCTTAACAGAAATAGCTAACTATGTAGAAGAGTTAAATCAACAATGCCAACCTTTAGATGCGCCGGAACCACTACCGGTACCGTAAATGGTATCGGTCTTAGTTATGAAATATTTTTTGCGGGATGTTCTCATGCATGTCCTGGCTGTCAGAATCCAGAACTGCAAAGTTTTTCGTACGGTTATGATCTAGATACTGACAACATTCTAAATCATTTGGAACAGTATCCTGGCTTCTATGATAGTATCGTGTTTACTGGCGGTGATCCGTGTTACCAACCAATAGCTTTAAATACTTTAGCAACTAATTGTAATCTACTATCTATTCTATATACCGGCTTTTTTTACGAGGAAATTCCAAACTATCTTAAGGATTCCATTGATATTATAATAGATGGGCCGTACATTCAGGAATTGAAAACGTCTGGCTTCCCGGCATCAAGTAATCAGAGAATCTGGAAACATAGAAAATTAATCAATAAAGACTTCAGGAAGAATAATCATGCGAATACAAACTACTTTTGACAACGATTTCGAAGATTTATATAATAGTTATAATATTAATGACAAAGGAAAAGCATTGCTCGATATTGAGGGTATCTCACGAGATGCTCTCGACATTGGAGTAATGAGCAAAAAATATTTCACAAATAAGGTTTCTGATATCAGTCTAGATGCAAATTCTAACTCTAACGACGAAATTTCCCATAACAATTATTCAGCTGAAATTGTAAAAGGCTTATCAAAACTTAATTCTTATTATCTTTTGCATTGTTACGCTAAAGGACGATTTGGACTAGATCGAGCAAATGAACTACTTAAAGCTATATTCAATTCATCAGTATATTTCCACGATGCTGCTTCAACCCAAATCCCTTACTGCATGGCATATTCTACTTCATTCATAATGAACGAAGGTCGAAAATATGGTCAATTACAAAGTCTGCCTCCAAAACGTGCAAGTTCATTTATGGCGCAGGTAATCGAAACAACGATGGACCTTTCGCAAAATTTTGCTGGGGCAATTGCAGTATCTGACTTAATCGTAAATTTGTGTTACTATACCAAAAAAGAGAACTTAGATAATTACCAAATCATTAATCTGTTGCAAGGCTTCACTCATGTAATGAGCAATAAATTTAGGGTTGGCGGACAAAGTCCATTTACGAACCTAAGTATCTTTGACAGACCAAACCTAGAAAAATTATTCGAAGATTATACTTATCCGGATGGATCTAGTATCGACTACGAATATGTAATTTCTGTACAGAAAGCTTTTGCAGAATGGTTCGCTAATGGAGATCCAGCAAGTGGAATGCCATACAGGTTTCCTATAGTGACTTGCAATATCGCATGCCGAGAAGATAAATCAATTATAGACACAGAATTTTTGGAATGGTTCTCGAAAGTCAACTGTAAAAACGGAACCTTTAACATTTATGTAAACAGTGGTAACAAGATAGCTAGTTGCTGTCGTTTGGTCAACGATAAAGCCCGCATGGAAGCTCGTGGTGATTCTTTTGGGAATGGAGGTCTCAATCTAGGTTCTCATAGGGTTATTACTGTAAATTTACCTAGAGTTGCATTAAAGGCTAACAAAAGCATGGATAGGTTTTTTGCAGACTTAACGAAGCAACTTGAAATCTGTAGAGATTTACTTATTGTACACCGCGAAGAAATATTACAACGTCGTATTGATCAAGGATTTCTCCAGTTCTTCAATCCTATGCACTGGTTCACGTTGAAAAGATTGTTCTCTACAATTGGAATAATTGGTATTCACGAAGCATGCTATTTTATGGGACTAGACATACGAACAGAGGAAGGAACTACGTTTGCAACGAATGTCCTAAAGTTCATCGAAGATTTCGCTATACAGTCTAGTATCGATACAGGAAATTCTTTTAATGTTGAAGAAATTCCGGGCGAATCAGTAGCATCTAAACTCGTTGAAAAAGACAAAGTATTGTTTGGTCTTGAAAAAATACCATTTGAACTCTATAGTAATCAATATATACCATTGATCCTAGATGCATCTCTACCAGAGCGCATAGAACTTACCGGAAAATTTCAGGACATTTTGTCAGGCGGCGGCATCCTACATCTCAATATCCAAGACCGAATTACAGATCCTTCCGTCATGAAACATCTTATAGAGTATGCTGTGTCTAAAGGTGTTTCACATATGGCCGTAAACTACGGATTTGGCGAATGTGAACAAGGCCACGTCACTGTCTGTGGTAATTCAGATACATGTTCCATTTGTAACGGTAAAATACTTAGCCACATGACACGCATCGTGGGCTATTTTACGAAGACTGAATCCTGGTCAAAATCACGCCGAGAATACGAGTTTCCACGCAGGGTTTTCTCTTAGCCCATTACCAAAACCTTTTTATATACTAAACGTAAAACTAGACTAATTAAGTAATGCGAGGTAATTGTGTCTTGAAATCATATAAAGAAAAACAACGGAGCTTTAATTGCCAGATCGACGACACCGTAACGGTATTTAAAATTCCAGACGACCAAGAAATGCAACAATGGGGCATACCATGGACCTCTGAAATGAATCGTTGCGTGGGTAGGGTGGGTAAGGTAATGAATATTGAGTCTTCTGGGATTTTAGCTAGAATACCCGGAGTTATCGGACCAGAGTACCAAATGGGCTGCTGGTACTTTCCGTATACCAGTCTGAAACTCGTGAGGTGACTATATGCCAGAAATAAATACTGACCAGCACTATGTTGAACAACAAGCCAAATTCAAATGCAACGTAGGCGATACTGTTCGCGTATCCCATTCATGTGAAAGCCATGCAAATGGGTGGCCAAATAGTTGGATAAATGATATGGATTTTTATATAGGAAAGCATGGCATCGTACTAGGAATATATGATTACGGAATACAAATTAAATTTACTATTGATAATGAAAGTAGGTTTACCTTTCCATATTTTGTATTAAATCTCGTTAGGTGACTATATGTTGGATACTGAAGAAATACGCGGAGCCGGATTCACAGTTATAGTGGATGATCTTACGGCAGAACAACGAAGCCAAGAATCTATAAATAAGTTATTTGAAGATATCCGGAAAGTATTGAATACTTACGGATTTGATCTTGCTATCGTCGCAAGTAACGAAGATGCTATGCATTTACAAGGCAAGCTTCTCTTTACAAGAATGTTCGAAAAACTGGACAAGTTGTGTCGAGAAGATTAGTATGGCTCGTGTTGTGTGCAATGCAAAATGTCAAAATAGTCATATCAATGGAGATATGTGTTTGGCAGTATTTAATGGAAGGTGTGTAGTCTATGGTTCATGTAATCGATTTGGTATATGTGAACAATGCTGTCACGATTGCTATAGAAAAGCAGTTCAACACCAGTTGTAACCGGATTTACAGGACCTAGATGATAACTATTCATCCTGCTATTTAATACGTTTTAGATAATATTATTATATTTTTATATTAATTATAATTAAGGAGCCATAATAATGACTTTATCATCTATTTCAGAATCAGAAATTACATCATGCTTTGAGTTACATCCCAAAACCCGAGAAGTGCTCGCAATAAATCACCATACCCTAGCTCAATTAATACTTAGCCATATGCCAATGGTTACGATAGTAGAGACCGGTGAGCTATTGGTTTATGCTGGCGGACATTATGTACCGAATGGCGGTGAAAAACTCCATCAATGCCTGGTAAATTGGCTTGCTCCATACTGTAAACAGACGGGGCAGACCGTCTATAACTCCCATTTATTCAAGGAAGTCCTAGGAATCATACACGGACTGACCTACGTGGAAGGTAGATCGTTTGATGCAGACTTAGCAATCATAAATTGCAAAAATGGACTATTAAATTGGCAGACAGGAGAACTAAAACCACATGACCCAAATTATTATAGCCGCATTCAATTAGATGTCAATTACGATCCAGATGCCCAATGTCCTACGATACTTTCTGTATTTGACATAATTTTACGTCCAGAAGATTATCGAAAAGCCTTGGAATTCATAGCCTACTGCATGTATCGCAAGTATCCTATTCAAAAGGTATTTATACTACTTGGTCCTGGTGGCACTGGGAAATCTCATTTCATTGACGTTATCCGAGCTTTACTCAGCGAAGAAAATGTATCCTCGACCAGTATGCATGATCTCGAGGAAGATCGATTTGCAACTAGTGACTTACAAAACAAATTACTTAACGAGAACGGTGATTTGTCCCAGCAAACATTACCAAACGTCAATATACTAAAAATGCTAACATCAAACAAAGACGTTATTAGAGCACAGCGCAAAGGTGAACGAGCCTTCGACTTCATTAACTTTGCTAAAATTATTTTCGCTGCAAATAAATTGCCACATGTTAAGGACGATACATCTGGCTTCTATCGACGTATTGAGATAATTCCATTTGAACACGTATTTACTGAGCAAGAAAAAATAGACAGCGTAGGCATCCTTGAGAAATTGACTAGTCCAGAGGAATTGAGTGGCCTACTAAACACTGTTTTGCCGTACTTGGAACCTTTGCTAGAGACTGGTCGTTTTTCTAACAGTTTTGAAGTCGCAACAGCTAAAGATCAATACAAAAGGCAGTCCGATCCAATCGCAACGTTCGTTGAGCTTCATTTACGAGAAGTAGCCGATGAATGTGTTGCTAAAGAACGAGTCTACCGTGAATACGTTAAATTCTGTGCAATTAATAAAATTGAGCCGCTACATGTGGTGCCCTTTGGAAAGTACCTTAAGGCCAGTATTCCGTGGTATCAGCACGGTATCAGAGATTTCGGAGGCGAGCGCCACACAGCGATTCTTAACACCTTACTCATACCAATATCGTTTTTAGAAAGCTAGTAACCAAAACGTATTAATACTAAGCATAATAACTTAGTTTTATGAAGCTAAAAGATTCCTTTGAAAATGCGATTAATGAAATTGCTAATATGTTTTCATTTGGATTCATGATATTCATATTTGGTGTCATGTTGCCATTGATCATAGGGTTATTAATATGTGCTACTATTTGTTGTTGGTTAGTATTTAATGGTTTTTATATAATATCAATATTATTTATATTTGTTGGTGTATTTTGGTTCTTCTTCTGGCTAAACTTTACAGAAGACTGGGGAATGAACTAGAGGTGGTTTGTATTGAAAATGATCTTTGATAACAGCCTTGAACCGATATCATGTACACTAATTAGTATACATCGAGATCAAGTACCTATATATCAGTCAGGAGATCGATACGGATTTCCGAGTCGTATTGAATATAGACCATATTCTGGAGGAGAGCTAATAATAGTATTTTCACAATTACAGAATCAGGATAGATTGCGTACTAATTTACGAAGTCACTTTATCTTAACAAACGATCATGAAAAAACGTATCTACTAGATTGTATGATTGTTGGATATGAAATACAACAAAGTCTATTTAATACTACATATAAAATACTGTTCTATGTATGCAATGTTGGGAAAAGGTCATTACCTATACCAAACTGGGAAATATTGCCTCATTACGACTCACATAACATATAAATAGAATAACAAATAACGATAAAACGAGGTGTAAATATGAAGTATCGTATCGCAGTATTATTTAATAACCGCGTCTGGAGATCAGCCTTCCTTAACACGCTAGAAGGTTGTCAAAAGATTCTCTATAACCACGACTACCAGAGTTGTATCAAGTCAGCCTGGATCGAAGTAGTGAGGTGACTTAATGAATTTGGGAGATATCATTAGCAAACAAAAATTGCTTGATAAAGTTACGAAAGCGATTTCATCAGTTTGGGAAGAATTAGAATATGTATACTATGGAACGTTGCCTGACATATGGTATAGTCAAGTGGCGTGGCGTATCAGATATTACGTATACCATGAGAGTTGTAAGAATTGCCGCGCCTGGACTTATGAAGGTGGTAGAATTAAGCAGGGACGAACCGTAATGTTTGGTACCTGCGCCTGGGATAAGTTGTCTAAGAAGCCAATAGAGTGGACATCTGAATTTGAGTATTGCAATAACTATAATGAATTGCCGTACGATGACGATTACTATACGAAGCTAGGCGACGGCTGGAAAGCAACGACAAAAACTCCGACCGGTAAAGTAATCACTGTAATAAGCCGTAATGGCCGATGGCTATATCTACATGACGGGCCAGTGGAGCAATAAACATGTACATTGATACTGATAAACTGTACGAGAAAATCCAGGCCCTCAACAAACGCGGTATCGTAACCATGGATTCGTTGTTCGAAGGTCACGGTTATTCGGAAATAAATCGGATTACCGAAGGTGTGCAGAAATTGCGGGGTCTTGGCTTACTTAGTATCCAAACTATTCGGAATCATGGACGGTTTGAGACTGAACTCGTTCCTAAAGATGGCTACGTGTATCACGAGCCTAAGAGAGAATCAAAAGAAGTCCGTAAACTCAAGGCAAAGGAACAAGAAGGCGAACCTGAAATTGAAATAGATTCCGAAGAGTTACCTAAAAAAGAGAAAGCTGTAATCAAGGTCCGGAGGAAAGCATGAAAGAAATTATGTTGCATGATCGTGGTATTGTACCTATACTAGCTAATCTCGATAAACTTTTTGTCGTGAAAGTAGTATTCAGTAGCGGTTCTCATAATTCTTATTATATTTGTAGAAATATTCCGGTTATTCGTAACAACATCAATAAAAAAGTATGGACGTTCATTGAACGTAGTCTCAAATCAAGGGACGGGGAGCAACTATTAGAAGCCAATAGTATTCAAGAAGCATGTCAAGCAATAATGGATATACACTCACGCCATTATACCTTGTCCCTTTGGGAATTCGATTGTGAAGAAGAATTTAAAGAAGCTGTACAATCAGGAGTCTTCTAGTATGAGTTCCATCAAGAATCGTATCCGCTCGTGCATAAAGTCATACCTACGAAAGTATTTTAACGTAGGTCGTACCACAGACAACATCTACATATGGATGATTACTGACGAAAGATCCCTTCATTATAGAGAACTTAGTCAAAGTTGCCCAGATATATTAGAATATCTTGAGAAAGTACATCCTAAAAAGTGGTACGACGATGAATACGAATCACTATTCTTTACCATATATGAATATATATTATCGAAGGGAATAAAAGTAAAAATAAAAGAAACTAGTGATCCGGAAGCATGCATGGTACAAGTAGGAAGTATTAATTGCTACTCTATGAATCGTCATAAACTAATTACCATGATCGACTCATATAGCACGTATAGAAACAGAATTAGGACCTTCACTTAGAAAAGAAAGAAGATAAAAGGTAGTCTTCTTTCTTCCCGAGTGTTTTGGTTTGGGCACTCTAAATATTGTATCTTCTGGTATATAAAGGTTTTGGTCGAATATTAAAATAACCTATTTTTATAATTTTTCAATACTTCTTTTTCCATTGCTATAAAATATATTATGGATGCCAGCACTTAAAATTACCTTCATGCAACATTGACACGGTTTTGCAAGTCCATAATTGTACCGGAAAACTAGTATTGATGAACCCCATAAGTCTTGTTTCGGTATACCAAGTATGGCATCTACTTCTGCATGAATTGAAGTATTGTAAGGTTTCTGAGAGTAATGTCCTTTAAGTAGCCATTTATTATAGCCAACACTAATTATATTAAAATTGTTGTCAAATATGATAGCCGAAAGTCTATGCTTCATGGTACTCTTAAGGCAGATACGTTCAGCTAGTTGAACAACATTAATTGGAATAGTCTTCGATATTAATCACCTTCAATAAATTTCAATTATTGTTACCACTTCCAAATATCAACCAATGAATCGGAGCTGTCCATAGAATGAGCATTGGGTACCATGCATTTGATTGGCCTTGATAAACTAGCATATATGCTATTACTAGCATTAAGATTGTTATTAATGCAAAGGACCCAAAAAAGGTAATAATATCATCTAGTATCGATGTCAAGCATGACCCCCGATATAAATCCAGTCTCCATTATCAAGTTGGATCATTTGAGGGTCATTTCCAGTATCGAGAGCTTGGATCCATGATTGAGTCGAAACAAGTTCGTGATACTCACCAGGAACGTATGCGATCCAATCTTCATCTCCTCCGAGTGTGGATAGTTTCTTGAATTTCTTCGGAGCATAAATCCACGGCCATATCTTAATCATATTTGGCATAACTTTGATCCTCCGAGTTATCGTTTCTTTTATTAGTATTTAAACGTTTTGGTTAGTGAAAACCAAAACTATAAATAAAAAGACTAATGATATGTTTTCATATAAAAGGGTACGATATTTATGTGGACAAGATTTATGGATATGCATAGTGGTGGCGGACAAAAAGAAAATTTTGCGTATATTTATATCGAGGCACCACAAAGAGAAGCAGAAATAATCTTTCAGAATCGGTTTGGGCACAATCCCAATCGAGTAACCTGTACTTGCTGCGGAGAAGATTATAGCGTTGATGATTATGATACACTGGAAGAGGCTACCGGTTATGATCGCGGGTGTGCATACGCGTATGTGACTCCTACCGGTGAGATTAGGAGCCGGGACGAACGGCATAAGGCAGTACTTGGTGGATCTGACGAATGGAAAACTTGGAAGGGTAGATATGTAGAAAGAGACAGTGGTGACAATTTCTCGTTCAATCCCTTCATGTCGTTGGCTGATTATCTAGCCGCTCATGAAGACGTTTTGGTTATCAGAGAAAATGAAATAAGACCAGAAGAACGTACTGGTGAATTAAGACAGGAGGGTTACGTATGGGTTGATTGAATTAATGTGTTATATTACTATTTTTTAAAATCGTTATCGGACACCATCTTACCTAATATATAGTATTTCTCTATACTACGTTATTATTAGCTTCAATTACTTTACGAATATATCTACTATATTACTATATATTCATTATTAAGCCCTTTATTACTACTATATATTATACTATATTACTACTATATACTATATAAAAGAGATAAATATATAATATATATAAGTAAGAGAGAGAAATTTTTAACGACCAAAAAGTATTTATTATTGAGATACGTATAACATATTATGAAAGAAGAACTTGTTGGACAGAAGGAATTTGATAGCCTTATATTAGTATTGAAAGAAGAATATGAATATCAACGTAATAGATGGAATGCCAAAGAATGTTCTTCAGGCAATTGTCGATTGATTGGATTGGCCATTGAAAAGATACGGTTAGCAGAAAACATTTTATCAGACATAAGGTAGACCAAAAACTATTTAAAGCTATACAAACAAGTAACGCTTAGTAGGTGAAATAAATGACAAAAGATGCATCAGCATGCGGTATTCGACTAAGTGACAAGAATAGTACCGTAACTGTAAGAGTGACAACCGACTTAGGAATAGCTACGTACAAGATAGATCGCTGGGAGTGATTGGGATGTTTGATGAACTAATTACCATAATTAACTATATTAATGATAATGGGGCTGATGAAGATGTTGTAAAGGACTTAAAATCAGAATTAAATAAGGCACTTAAGACATGTGAAATTAATCCAGAGGAGTGGTAAAAATCATATTAATATTTTTTGGAGGTAATAAATATGCGCGAAAAACTACAAGAATTATATAGCAATGGGACCGATCCAATCGTATTTGAAGCCGAAGTTGGATTTAGAAGGCCTGGGAACGTTAGATTTGAAGGAAAACCTTCGATGCAGAAATTGTTATTGAAGGTAAAGCATAATGGAGAAATTATCACTGATCACTTAGTGTTGACCGTAGGAAAAGAGATTCCAGCTGTACCAATGGTGTATGCTAGGATTGTACCTGGTATGCAGATTAAATTCCGTGGTAAAGTATTTCCATATACGAGGAGGTCAGATAAAACTTCTGACTATAGTATACAAGTGATAAAACTTCTGGAATCAAAACAGATGAATAGAAACGTCCTTAAGGACGCATGGCTTAATGGGTCGATAAGCAGTAAACAATATCTAGATAATTTAAATAAGAAATAGGAGGTATTTCATGAAATGCTTTATAAACGATCAAGAGTTTTTGATTAATGAAAATGCTATTTTTTCAGATAAATCTATATGGATAGATTTTATTGATGCATTACAAAATGAGAATAATATTGCATTGATACCACTAGTTGGGTTGCTTGAAAAAGAACTAATTACAATAGCAATTGATGAAAATAAATTAGATTCTAAAACTGCTATATTTAAATTACAGTCTCGTATTGATGCTAATAATCAAACTATTAAATTTATTAGGAGTAAATTATGAAGTATATACTTGGGTTATTTTATATACTATTATTTATATGGGTATCGATCATCGGATTACCATGTTTATTATTAGGGAGGTAATATGTCAATAGAAATAATGTTAACCGAAAGAGAAGTTGAAAAGATATTATTTAATTATGTTAAATCAATTGGATATAATCCGACATTTGCTATAAGAAAATCTTCAGGATACAATATTTCGGTATCAATGCCAAGAAAATAGTACGATTTATAAAAACAAAAGGAGATAGATTTGTATGGAACGCAAAATGGCGTCAATAAAAGAAATTCTAGATATTAGACCAATTGATAATGCAGATAGTATTGAGCTTGCTCAGATCGATGGCTGGAGTTCAGTAATCAAGAAGGGGCAATTCCGAATAGGCGAAAAAGTAGTATTTTGTGAGCCAGATGCTCTTCTACCTAATAAACCCGAATTCGAATTTATGCGGAGCAAGAAGTTCCGGATTCGTACTTGCAAACTGCGTGGAGTTCTAAGCCAAGGAATATGTTTCCCGTTAGATATCTTAGTTAACGGAGATTGGAGTACTATTGTAGAAGATGTAAATACATTACCAGATTTTAATGGTTTTCCTATAGGAGTGGATGTAAGTAATATTCTTGGTATCACTAAATATGAATCTCCGGTTCCGGTGCAACTTCGTGGAAGAATGAGAGGACCTATATTCCGGTTAGCTGTACCAAAGACCGATGAGCCTAGAGTGCAAAATATTCCGAAAGTATTAGAACGGCATCAAGGTAAAACATTTATTGGAAAAGAAAAACTCGACGGGACAAGTGCTAGTTTTTATTTAGATCCAGAAACCGGATTGCATTGTTGCTCACGTAACATCGATCTAGCACCTGATTATGAACATCCTTACAATGGAGATTCGTATTGGCGGTATGCTATGGAACATAATTTAGAAGATGTTCTTAAGACGTTAGGTAAAACGATTGCCTTGCAAGGTGAGCTGATAGGTCCCGGAATTCAAAAGAATAAGTATGGTCTTAAAGACTTACAATACAGAGTTTTCAATATGTGGGATATGACTAATCATTGCTATCTGGACAATGAAGTCATGGAAGATACTGTCAAAGCTTTTGGCTTAGGCAATGATTTCTTAGTACCAAGAGTTGAAGATATAGTACTTAATCATTCTGTCAATGAACTTTTGGAACTAGCTAATGGTAAATCTCAGTTAGCAGACGTTAACCGGGAAGGTTTGGTTTTTAGACCAGAACACGAAGAAACTGATTACGAGATTGGCCGTTTGTCATTTAAGAGTATAAGTACCTTATTTTTATTACAGCATAATGAATAACAATATTTTAAAATGGCGGTTGGTTATATGCTAAAGTTTAAAGATTTAACAAATAATAGATATGGAAGATTGGTTGTTTTAGAGTTTGCTGGTAGAGATAAAACTGGTAATATATTATGGAAGTGTTTATGTGATTGTAACCAAGAAGTTATAGTGACTGGAAGTAATTTAACGAATAACAGTACAAAAAGTTGTGGGTGTTTACGTAAAGAAATAGGAAAATCTCGTATAATAGATTTAACTGGGCAAGTATTTGGAAGATTAACTGTTATGAATTTATATGGTTCAAATAAAACCACTATATGGTCATGTAAATGCGAATGCGGAAATTATGTAGTTATTCCGCGTGGCAGTTTGATATCGGGTAGAACTAAAAGTTGTGGTTGTTTGAACCGGAAACTTGTATCAGAAAGAAATCGGAATAAAATAATAAACGAACAAGAAAGGAAACGATTATCTAATATAAGATTAGGTACTATTCATTCAGAAGAAACTAAACAAAAAATGTCGGAATCTAGATCTGGTATGAATAGTCCAAATTATGGCAAAACATTTCCACCAGAAATACGAAAACGAATGTCTGATGGATATAAATATCATGCTCCAAGGCTAGGAAAGCATCTATCCGAGGAATCAAAACAAAAAATATCTATTAATCGAACTGGTAAACGTATTGGTCCTGATCATCCATTATGGAAAGGAGGATGTGGAAAATATTGTTATAAATTTAATGATTCATTTAGAAAACAAATACGAAATAAATTTAATAGAAGATGTTTTATTTGCGATACAACTGAAGAATATAATATAGAAAAACATGGAGAAAAATTATCAATTCATCATATAGATTATGATAAGCTAGATATCTGCAATGGACGATCATGGCCATTTGTTCCGCTATGCAAAGAATGTCATTCAAAATCTAGATGGAATAAACACTATTATTTCAACTTATTGATAAATTATTGGATAAACAAAGAAGAAATTTGCTTAGATAATGAGATATTTATATATAAATGGTAAGTAATACATGACAATCATATATCGTAATGGGAAAATCATTGGATGTGAACACAAAGGACATTCTCTCATACTTTGTCAAGACTGTATGGTAACCGATGTAGCAGATTGCCCTATGCAACAGGAATTGCTAAAACAATCTCAAGATGACGGATATGTTCCGAATCATGTTATCAATCCGTATGAGGAAGTTGCGTTAGAGATTGCGAAGTTAGTTTCTAGGAAGCAGATTGAATATGGGAACAGTTTCTCGTTTTCTTATGATATAATAAAAGTATTATATCCAAATGGTATATCATTAGAACAGATAAAAGATTTATTAGTAGTGATACGTATCATAGATAAATTGTTTAGAATAGCTAATGGAAATCTAGGTTCAGAAGATGCATTTTCGGATATTATTGGTTATGGTTTATTATCAGTGGTTAGAAATAAAAATAGTAATATTTTATGAATAATTTTATATCTTTATTTTTATTAATGCTATGGTCCGGAAGTTGTATATATTATTTATTATCCAATAGTGTATTATTAGGTCTATTCATAATGTTTATTGGTTATGCATTTCAAGGATTTTATATGATGTATCAGAATAGTAAGCTGACCAAAAGTTATAAATAGAAATAACAATAACTAACTTAATATGCAAGAGGACTTAGTATCTATAAAGGTACGAAAACTTATGTTAAAACAAATATTAATTGAATTGGAACAAAATAAAATTGATTTAGTTAAATGTCAAATAAAAGGATGGATAGGTTCAATAGAAGAAAAAGAAAGATTATTGGAGTGATCTCATGTCCAAACATAATAGTCAACTTTCCGAGGCCATAAACAAAACTATATGGGCCTTTAATCATGGCCAGTACCGTTACATGAATGAATTTATCAAACTTAATAAATCGGGTTCCGATATGATGCATTTGGGATTGTTTCCTGATGCAAAGGAAATTACCGAAAGCTATGGTGCATATAACGCGGTAATGACGAAGCTCAAGCAATATGATATTAATGACTCCACCGTAAATTTAGTGTCTGTTGGTGATGGTACGACGCCGCGGACAGCAGCACTATTTGCATTCCGGACCAAGTGGAATTGTATAAGTATCGATCCGTTACTTAAGAATTGTACTGATTACGAGGAAAAGATTCAGAGACTAACTTGTTATGATTCCAAAGTCGAAGACATTCATCCTTCGCGGTTAGAATTTGATAAAGTTGTCATTGTAGCAGTGCATAGTCATGCTAGCTTGCAGAACATCTTGCAGCATGTGAAAGGCAAGGTCCGTAGCCTCGTTGCAATTCCATGTTGTGTACCTTATGTCCATGAAAGTATTAAGCCAATTGAATGGCAGGATTCTGGTATCTGGAGTCCGAAGAATACGATTAAAGTCTGGAGGACGATTTAATGAGAGATATAGTTACAATATTATATGTAATAGCATCAATAGGATCTTTTGTGGCTATCTTACATGATCCAGGAACTTTATACATATTTATATATCTATTCAATTGTATCATATTTGGACTTAGTGCGATATCTAGATATACTGGGTGGTTCTGACCAAAAACTATTTATTCTCATACCACTAATAGATACTTGGAGTTAGTTGAAATGACACTTTATTCGGTAAGAGTACCTATCGTTGGATATGCGTATATTGAAGTAGAAGCAGAAAACGAACATGATGCTAAAGAAGTCGCAAAGGATCAAATAACTGCTAGTGAAATAGAAGAATGGACTGTAGATATTAATAGAGCTGATGTAGCTTCAATGGAGTAGTATCTATATGTTACAATTACCAATCGAGTTAGTTGACTTGCATGATGCTCTCGTAAAGGTACCTAGTCAACAACATGTTTTTTTGATAGTAAGAGAATTCAAGGAAAACGTTAAACTGGGATCGGAAGGTAAATATATCGCAATAATGCAAGGGAAGTTACTTTACCAGAATCATCGTGGCGACGGTAAAGTGACGTGCTGGTATTGTGGTCGTCCTTTGGACAATAGCTTGAGTAGAGTTCGCGGCTGTGGACCAATTTGCTTAGGAAAATACGGCCCAATTCCCGGGCGCGAAAAGGTAGAAATCCAGATAACTAACATGTACCTGGGTTACGTAGCCGAACAACGAAAGTTGGGCAAGAAACATTTAGGTATCCGAAAGTGGCTGGATGTATTGCCGGACAATGAGTTTAGCCAGTACTGGAAGAAGTTCGTAGAAAGTGTTGACCCAAAAACGCGGAGGCAAAATTAATGTCATCAAAGTTACTCCAGTATAACCCGTATGGTAAATTTCGGCAAGGTCAAGAACAAGCTATATCTGAAATGCTTCAATCTTGGGAAGATGGTAACAAGGTTATCGAACTTAATGCTCCAACTGCTGCTGGGAAGACGGTAGATTTGTATGTGCTTGGTCGAATACTAGAAAAGGAATACGGACTCGAAAAGATCGTTTTCACAAGTCCTCAAGTTGCGTTGATTACAGAAGGGAATTTATTTGATCTGCCAAAATTGGTCGGTAAGCGTAACTATCCATGTCTTGCTATAGCAGGATGTACTGCAGAGGAATGTCCGTTCACAAGTAAAGAGGAAGGATTTGCAGTATGCGAAGATTGCTCGTATCGGGTCGCTAAAAACAAGTTTAGGTCGTCTAAATTCGGAGCAACAACGTTCGCTCGTTACGTTGCGGATCCATCTATTAATTCCGAAACTTCCGTACTTTTAATAGATGAATCTTCAGAATTGGAAGGTGCCTTACTTGATAAAGCAACCATTGATCTAGATTTGAAGATTGGCGAGATAAGCAAAAAGAGGAAGGTATCTGATCAAGTAGCAGACTTACAGAAGTTTCTCGAAAAATTCGACGTTAAGAGTCATCTCCAGAAACGGTATGACGAACTACAGATCATTGTTTCAAAGCTTGGTAAGCAATGTACTGAATATCGAAATGAAATCTTTAAGGGCAGGAAACCTTCTAGTTCTGAAATTAAGAAACTTAAGGCAATCCAGGTAGAATATAACCATTATCATAGGCAAGAAGTAGCATGTGGACATGCATTACGTTACATAAGGATGGAAGTACCTTATACAATCGTAACGGAAGTAGAGGAAGTCTGGAATCCAATGTTACGAAAGAAGGAACCTAAGCCAGTAGTGTATTTCAAACTTTTGCAAGCTTATGTTCCTTTTGCGGACATGATTTCTAGTTTGGAATGTGTGGTTCTAGCATCGGGAACTCCTACAACAGATTTGGTAACATCTAAATATCAATCCGTAGTGATTCCTCATCCAATTGATGTTTCTCGCAGATTAATCTATTATGATCCGGTTGGATCAATGGCTTATGCTAGCCGCGAACAAACATCAGAAAAAATAGCATTACGAATCAAGCAACTTCATGACACATATAGTCGCAACACGATTGTTCATTGTGGATCTTACGTCGTAGCTCGTCTCATCATGGACCATTTGGGTAGGTTACATTCGAATACCGTAATTCAAGAAAAAGACTATCGCGAAAAGGCTTTATCAGACTGGCAATCTAAAGATGATGCAATATTTCTATCGGTTCGTTATGAAGAAGGAATTTCTCTCGATGGTCCTAAGTATCCAATGAATATAATTTGCAAAATTCCGTTTCCTAATCTTTCAGATGTATGGGTACAATCCCGCAATAAATTAGATGGATGGACATGGTATGCAATAGAAACAATTTCCCGTCTTCAGCAAGCCTGTGGACGTACTACGCGAGGACCGGAAGATTATTCCGAAACATGGATACTCGATTTGAGTTTCGAAAATTTATATAAAAGAAATAATAATTTATTTCAACCGTGGTTTAGAGATGCATTAATATGGAAGAACTGATTAAGTGTTTCATTTGCGATGGTCAAGGATTCTTTATAGTTACTCCAGAAAATTATGGAGGCTGGTATGATTGCCCAGAATGTCATGGTAAAGGCTGGTTAACCGAACAAGAAGTTGCCGAGAATAAAGCAAAATGGTTAAATAGTAGTTTTGGCAAACTTATCAAGAAACGTAAGGAATGCGATTTACAAGATTACTTGACCATAAAGTACTAATACATAATTAGCTAATAAATATTGGGTGTAATTATGACTGCTATAAAAGATCAAGATATTACAGAAACAGTAAGAAAATTGCTTGGTGACCACGTAGAATATGCTTATTCAACTAAGCAATTTTATGAAGATATTTCAGAATGGAATGATATTGATTCTATACGATGTATTTGCGAAGACGGATCAATTAGTCCGGAAGATGCTCGTCCCATTGTTATCAAAATGAAAGATATGAAACCAGTAATCCTCTGGACTTCTGAATGGGGAGGATTATTACCGTTTGATGACGAAAATGATATTCCATCGTCGGGGTGATTGATTTGGGTTATAAATGTTTATGTTGTGGGAGATATTTTCTAGACCCAATTCCTACTGTATGTAATAAATGTCAAACACCTATTCCAAATGGAACGGTAGCCGGAAATTCATTTCAGAAAACGAAGCCCTTAACCAAATTACAACTAGGTGGTATTATTCACAAGAAAATCGTATTGGAACGATTGCCATTGGAGTGGGGACATTTCGTGGAATTCCTTTCGGATTTAGGTGACGAAGGAGATACTGGAAATTTACCAAAAGTAAGGAGATGATATATATGCCATGTAGTTTAGGTTATGTATTTTTCAGTACGATAGCAACTCTACTTATGGGGGTAAATTTATACCGTATTGAACCAAGAAAAAGAGAAATTGTGATAGCATTATATGTAATGATTGTAATTGGAATATCGATGGTAATTACTATATGAGGAGGAATTGACCTGAAAATTTTACGTAATCTAAAAGTACCAACTGGTAATATTTGCATAGTCCAAGGCGATAAAGGCCAACTAGAAATGTTATCTCTAGGAGACTATGGAAAAGATATTAACCTCAAATGTAAAGTAATGGGTTTAACTAGGGATATTACTAGTGTAGAACATACTTCCATGTTACCGTTGTCCCAGAAATGGGTAATCACAATATCAACTCAATATGGCTGTTCAATGGGCTGTAAATTCTGCGACGTACCGAAAGTAGGATCCGGTAAGAATGCCACATACAATGACTTAATCAAACAGATGTTAACTGGTATTAAGTTACATCCAGAAGTAACTAGCAGTCAACGACTTAATATTCATTTCGCTCGTATGGGCGAGCCTACGTGGAATCCAAACGTATTGGATGCGACTAGATGGGCAAAGACTCATTTAGATCCAGAATTTCATATACATCCTGTAGTTTCAACTATGATGCCAAGACATAATGAATGGCTAAAAACTTTCATTCATACCTGGATGCGTATGAAAAATAGGTTACTCAATGGAGAAGCAGGACTCCAAATTAGCATAAATTCTACAAATGAACAAGAACGTAAGGAAATGTTTAACAATAATGCTCTTACTCTTCATGAAATATCCCACCTAATGGAAGGTATTGTACCAAATGGTCGCAAGATTACATTAAATTTTGCAGTAGCTAATTATCAAGTTGATCCCGAAATTCTATTAGAGTATTTTGATCCAGATGACTATATAATTAAGCTCACTCCTATGCATAAGACTAAAACTGCTATTGAACACGATATAAAAACATCTGGTAATTATATAACTATGGCACCATATAAAGAATTAGAGGAGAAATTACTTGAAGCTGGGTACGATGTATTAGTATTCATTGCTTCCGAGTATGAAGACTTGGGAAGGATTACATGCGGAAATGCTATACTTTCTGGAACATTACCAGAATGTCCATATACTGAAGGATCGTAAACCAAAACGTATAAATACAATAAACATAAAGAGTAGTTTGGAGGAATAAAATGCATAAGATTTACATAATTGGAATAGTGTTAGTAATAAGTTTAATTAATACAACAATAGCTATGCCAACTGATCAAGGTCCACTAACCATAACCATCAAGGAAAAGTGGACTAAAGTCATAAATGAAAGAGGACTGTATTTATTCAGTGATACAAACGATAACGTATATTCCATTCAAGATACTTTTTGGCATTTGGATTATTCTTCTGCCAACCGATATGCTATGATTGAATGTGGTTCTACATATAGGATATGGTTGTTCGGGGTACGGATGCCATTCTTTAGTCTCTACGAAAATGCTTATAGAATAGAAAAAATTTAATATTTTTAATTTTTATAATAGAATCGTAAGGAGGTATTATCATAATAACAAAAAGTCAAATAACAAAACTATGTGGACGTAAAGGCGTCAATCCAACTCAATTGGATAGATTTATAGCCGGATTATCGGGCAATAAAGATCAAGACATTAATAGGATTGATTCTCTTATTAAGCATACGCCAGCGACAATCCGGGCAATCAAAGATAGTATCACAATTTATTACGGAGGTAAATCCATATGAATGAAATGAAAAAGTTTCGAGTTCAAGTTGTGGCAACTACAATTTCCGTAGCTGACGTTCACGTCGAAGCTATCAGCAGCGAAGACGCTCATGCCATTGCAATAACTTCTTGTAAGCCAGAAGATTTTGAAGTCCGGGAAGTTGTCACAGTGAATGCCACGGAATCCATAATGATGGATGAATAAATAATAACCATAGTAACCAAAACGTATAAATAGCAAGCAGGTTATTAACTTTTTAGGAGGTAAGAAAGTATGGTATTGTCTAGCGAGGAATTGAGTCTGTTACACGGACTTATAAACGGTATCCAGAACACAACCACGTATGGATACGAAGTAGCGGTAAAAGGTACGATTGTGGATGGTATAGCAACTTTTGTAACTGGATTAATTACTATCATTGCAACCATATACGTTGCAAAAAAGATGTATACTTGGGCTGAAATAGCGGATAAAGAGCGACCTACGTATGATAAAGGATTTCCATATGCATTGGCGGTAGTTGGAGTTATAGCCGCATTATTAGTATTTGCAATAGCATCAGGATCCGTTATTTATGACCCATTCATGAAGATATTTGCACCTGAATATATTGTAATTAAGCAAGTATTAGCTGCGGCTGCAAGTGCTGCAACTTGAAGTTAATCATTTTTATTTTTCTTATCTATAGTAGTTAAGGAGCTAATTTTATGGGCCGTATTAATCAAGAAAAATTTGATTACTTATAAT